GTACACAATGCCACTTCTTGATCCCTTTGGAAGAATACACGTTGACGAAGCTGGTCAACCTGTCATGCAGACTGTTACAGAAATCATAGAACAACCCGAAGTGACGTATGACGGTAACGAATTGGTCAACATTGACTTCTATGATTTTTGGGTTGATCCGAAAGCGCAAAGCATTGAGGATGCAAGGTATGTCTTTCACAGAGAGTGGTTGACAAGAGCCGAAATCGAAGGAAAGATAGCTGTATTGCAAGAAGCACACGGTGGTAATGTGTTTAATATTGATTGGGAAAAGATCGGGCCTTCCAGTGGGTTAGAAGAAGGGAAATGGGAAAGGCAAAGTGAGGTTGGTATCAGCCCCGCCACTGATGATCAGGGGAACGATCAAGACCACTTGCGACAATATGAAGTCCTCAACTATTGGGAGGACGAGCGTTACGCCCTTCTAATCAACCGAAGCGAAGTCATTTATGATGGTCCGAACCATTATTGGAGACATTCTGAAAAACCTTTTGCTGTATCTAGTTATGAACCTTTACCGAATGAGTTTTACGGTATGAGTGCTGTCGAATTGGTAGCTGACATTCAAGAGGAAATTAACACTCACAGAAACCAACGTATCGACAACATATCCCTGGTATGAACAAGATGTGGAAGGTCAAGCGTGGTGCAGACATTGATGAATCAGAACTTGTATCTCGTCCGCATGGGATCATTCACGTTGACGACATGGGTGATATTGAAGAATTCAGAATGACTGACGTTACCGGAAGTTCCTACTCCGAAGAGCAAATGTCAAAGACGGACATGGAGAACACGCTCGGCGTTCCCGCTGTTGTTCGTGGTGCTGACAGTTCCAGGCGAGAAACTGCGACAGAAATCGTCACCAAGACTTCTAATGCCGGCATACGTTTTGACGTAAAGATTATGCTGTTTGAATCCACGTTTTTCAAGCGAATTGCAAGGTTGATGGATCTAAACAACCAACAATTCGTGGATGAAGAAAAGGCTGTTCGGATAACCGGACCTGCTGGAATGGAAGAATGGCGTATGATTGATCCCGTTGAAATTGTTGGCGAGTTCGATTATCGTCCTGCCGGACCTGCGATTGACCCAGCGGCTAACAAAGAAATGAGAAGGCAACAACTTATGACCCTGTATGATATAGCTTTACGTTCTCAAAGCCCATACTTTAACATTTCATACCTGACGAGGGAACTCGTTGATTCATTCGACTTGCGAAACGCTGACAGAATTGTCAAGAGTGAAGAAGAAATTATGCAGGAAGNGATGCAACAACAGATGGCTCAACAACAGATGATGCAGCAACAAGCAATGCAAGAACAAATGACACAAGAACCCCAAGGGGGAGGACAGATAGACCCTGTTTTACTGCAAACCGTAATGTCCGGGAGGTAATTATGGATAAGTGGGACTACGTTGAGGATGAGATGGAACGCAAGGAAAAGAAGGAATTAAAGCGAGAGAAGATTAAAAAGGCAAAAGCTAATCACAAGAANCGNTTNGCNAAAGGAAAGGAGGTGAGACGTTGAAAGTAACACCCCACTCAATAGAAGAGGCTAGGTATATCGAAGAAATGACCAGGACTGCAGGTTGGTCAATATTAAGGGGTGGAAGCTGAAAATCGAATTAAGAGTCTCACGAATGAGCTTATTAATTCAGAGTTTGAACCTATGAAAGCAAACGGAATTGTTCACGAAATAAGAGCCTTAAACGGGCTTTTATTATATGTGGCTAATCGCCAAAAGAAAATTGAAGGAGGAACACAATAATGAAAACTGACATTTTCGGTGAACCTATTGCCGAATCCCAACCTTCCCCCGAAGCGGAAGAGACAATCTTTAACGAGGTTGACGAAGCCGAAGAAGGACAAGAAGGCGATACGGAAGAACAAGGGACCCCTGGAAAGGGACAATCCGCACCGAAGCTGTATGCTGGCAAGTTTAAGAACGAGGACGAATTGGAACAGGGTTATATTAACCTAATGAACTATTTGGGAAGGGACTTAGAGACCTTCACTTCAGTCGAGGATCTTGAAAAGGCGTACATCGAAGCCGAGAAAGAACGAGGTAAGCCCAAGGATCAAAGGCGGAAAGAAGAACCAAAAACCAATGAGGAACTCGAACAACTTCGCCAAGCGTACCACCAACAACAACTGCAATTGCAACAAATGGTAGGGTATTTGCAAGCCATGCAACTAGCTCAACAGAAAGGACAATCTGCCCAACCTCAACAGAAGCAAGAGGAAAAGGTAGACCCTTCTGCGCTATTAGATCAATGGTATGAAAACCCGCAAGAGACCCTAAATAAGATGGTCACACCACTACTTCAAGAGCAGTTGAAACAGTTGGTTCCTCAATATGCCCAACTTTTGGACAGACAAGTAGAACAAAAACTCACGCCATTCAGGCAACGGATGGAGTTTGAAAGGACTGTTCAGGAGTGGTCGGCGGCAAAAGAAGAGGTGGCTAGGCAACTTCCTGACTTTGAAAGTTTAAGCAATGAAATCGCAGCGGAGTTTGAGAAAGATCCGAACTTGGCTTCGGTAGGACAAGTAAGTCCGCAAGGAAAAATTCTAGCAATCCGAGCCGCTTATGACAGGGTGAAGGCGATTAAGGCACAACAGGAAGGATTGGATCTGTTAAATCAGCAACAGACTAAACAGTCTGTACTGCAAAAGCAGGCTGCCAAGATGGGTTCGTCCTCCAAGGTACTAAAAAAACCAGAGCCTACCGAAGAACAAAAGCTACTAAGTGAAATCTTCGGAGCCTCAAATCAAAAAGGAATTTTCGGATAAGGCACCAGAGGAATCCCTCTAGGTGCTTTTAATATGGAGGGATATATAATGAATTTACAACTATTCGCAGGACCAGTAACAACCAGATCTATTGATAGAGATCGCAGGGATCTTGATGTNTCGAGCGAAATTTTAAGGCTTAACCCTGATGCTACNCCGTTTGCGATCATTCTCATGAAAGCNAAAAAGCAAATGACGCACAGTAACTACTTCTACTGGTATGATTCGAAGTTGGGCGAATGGTGGGGGCAAGTTGACGATTCAGATGAGATTGCCGCTGCAACCACAACGATTCCGGTGAAAGATCCGACCGTTTTCAGAGCGAAAGACATCGTAAAGGTTCCTTCTACTGGCGAAGTTTTATTTGTAACCGAAGTTGTAACTACCGAAGGAAGCGAAGCAATTAAAGTAACCCGTGGCTATGGTACAACCACTGCCGCAAAAATCGCCAAAGATGCAATGCTTATGCGTATGGGCAACGCTATGGAGGAATTCTCCCGTGCGCCTGAATCCCGCATTCTGCAACCTGTCAAGGGCGATAATTACACGCAGATTTTCCGGAGAGCCTTCGATCAGTCTATGACATCTAACGCTGAAAGACTAAAGACCAAAGAAACCGAGCGCAACCGTCTGCGTACCGATCAAGCTATCGAACACAGGCTTGACATTGAACGCGCTATGCTTTTCGGTGAGAAGAAGCAAGATGCTACCGCTACTCGCCAAACCACAGGAGGTTTGCTGTCCTTTATTCAAGACAACAAATTCACCTCTGCTACGGAGTTTGACGAGGACGTTTTTGAAGCGTTCTGCGAAAAGCTGTTCACGCATGGTTCTGATTCTAAACTGTTGATTGTTTCGCACAAAGTGGGTGCTGCAATCAACAAGTTTGCTGGCGATAGAATCGAAACTAGAAGTGGAGAAGAAACGTATGGCCTGCGCCTACGTCAATTCAAGTCCTTCCACGGCGATCTGTTCATTGTTCCTTCCCGCACCCTAGAGAAAGACTATCAAGGTCTTGTTTTGGGTGTTGACATGAAGTACATCAAGTATCGCCCACTTGAAGGCAGAGATACCAAGTTGAAGATCAATATTCAGAATCCAGACGAAGATGGATGGAGAGACGAGTATCTGACGGAAGCGGGACTTGAAGTTCGCTTACCTGAAACTCACGCTTACATGCACCTTGACATGTCCGATTGGAAAGCCAAATAGTATTGAAGGGGGAGGTTGCCCTCCCCTATTTTCTTAAAAAGGAGATTAATCGCATGAAAAGGTACGTATCTGTTATCAAAAACCTTGTAATTTACAGCACTAGATGCACCGTTGAGTTCGTGGCCGGGGAATATACTGCACGCACCAAAGCAGAGATTAACTTGATCGAAGGAATGCCATCCTTTGGAAAAACAATCTTCGCCCTAGAGGAAGAAGA